AGCAATTATGAGTAGCCATATGGCTGCACGACCACACTGTGCCCATATCCAAGGCGGATGGGTATTGCTTGTCCGTAAAGAGGATGCGCCGGAAGAATTACGGCACATTCCATCGATCTATGATCATGGATACGGTGAGCCTGACGGAACCCAAGGTATTAATTGTCGACATCGATTGTACATCCAAATCTATGATCCGGATCTTGATATTCACATGAAGCAGTATAATCCAAAACAAGCGATTGACAATGCGGACTTAGTTGCAAAACAGCGCCGCATGGAAGTCGCTATTCGTCGTGCTAAGCGGCAATTGAACGCAGCAACGACAATGGACAACAAAGAAGATGTTCTGCACTTCAAACAACTAGTCAGACGACGTCAAGCAGCACTGCGTACTTTTATCAATGAGCATGATCAATTGTTACGCCGGGATTATTCTAGAGAGCAAGTATATTCATAAAAGGAGGAAGCATGGTTGAAGGATTAAAGCAAATTGGTCTTGCTTTGAAGTTTGAGGATTTTGGTTTGTTTAGTCTAGCTTGCTAGGCTTTTATTTTGTCCTGAATATGACATTAAACTGTTTATCTACCGAGTGAGCGGTATAACTCACACTCTAAACTGGTACCAACCAGAATAAAAAGGAACGGAGAATGAATCATGGAATGGATCAAAGAAATTTTTTCAAAACACGTCGGAGAGGATGGGAAGTTTGATCTAGACGGAGCGACAAAAGAAATAAAATCAGAATTTCCGAAAAATGCTGTGCCTAAAGCTGATTTTAACGATAAGTCTCAAAAGCTAAAAACTGCAAACGAAGATTTAACCGCCGCAAATGCGCTTGTTGAGCAGTTGAAAGCATCAAACAGTGGAAATGAAGATCTGCAAAAACAAATTGATGACTATAAAAATCAGTTAGAAACCGTAACCGCTGAAAGACTAGCAGATCGTAAGAACGCTGCGATCGAATTAGCTTTAACACAAGCTGGAGCTAAGAACATTACAGCTGTGAAAGCTTTGTTGAAGGCAGATGAATTGGAAATGACTGACGAAGGGGTCAAGGGATTAGATGATAAAGTAGCCTCACTGAAAAAAGATGAAGGCTATTTGTTTCAATCAAGCGATCCTGCACCACAGCCAAAGAAAAAGCAGTTTGTGGCTGCTGGTAATACAGGTGGTGGTGAGCCACCTAAAGAAAAAAGCTGGAAAGATAATCTAGCAGAGAATATTGCAAGAACAAAAAATAATTAGGAGAGTGGTTTAAATGCCAGTAATTTTAGACAGTAAAGATTTAGCGAAAATCGACAAGGAATTTGCAGCTGAGTCGCAAGTATGGGAAGTATTGACCCAAGGGGCAAAAGATATCACGGAAGCTGATTTTGTGGGTACTCACGAAGTACGTGTAAATGAAATGCAAGGATTTACGGCTGCCGATTATAAGCGGAATAAAGAAAACGAACGGAACAATATCTCCGTTGAGAAATCAACTTTAAAATTGGAAAAGGAACGTTGGATGGGCTACGACATGGATCGCTTAGATCAATCGGAAAATGCAGCTTATCAAGTAGGTGCTGTCATTGAAGAGCACACTCGATTGGTTACGATTCCTGAGAAAGATCAAACCGCTGTTGCACGTTTACTTGAAGCCGGATTTGATACTTCTGATAATGTTTACAAAGGAAAAACGGTCAAAGAAACAATCACTAAATCTAATATTTTAGATAGCTTCGACGATGCTGAAGCGTACATGACTGACACAGAAGTCATTGGTCAGTTTGTGGCATTTATGTCTAGTGATGCCTACAAAGCATTGAAGAATGCAGATGGCGTTTCTAAAACTTTTACCACCAACACTGTTCAATTTAATGGTATCGATCGTCGTGTCGAGATGCTTGATGGCACGAACATCATCATCCAAAAGGTTGCTAAAAATCGGTTGCAGGTCGATGAAGACAAGCATATTAATTTCATTATGACACCTATCACCGTTGCTAAGCCAATCGAGAAGTACAATACGATTGATTTGGTCCCTGCTGACCAGGATCGTGGCGGTTACCGTGACACCATCAAAGGGTTGGATTATTACGATTGCTTGGTACTTAAGAAAGCACGTCCAGCAATCTATATCTCTTATGATGACCCAAAAGCATGACCCCGGAAGAACCGGGGAAGTCTGGGGTAGAAGGTAAATCATTTGTCATCGATGACATGAAAGTTGATGAGCTTAGAGCTGAGTTAAATCGTCTTGGCATTGAGTATCCATCAACTGCCAAGAAACCAGAATTAATTGAGCTGTTAAAAGAGAGTGAATAACCACTCTCTTTTTTCATGGAGGTGAAACCATGGAACGAATAAGACGTAAGCCGTTGAATGAAATCTTTGACGATCAGGAAAGCATCGAGCCATGTGGCTACTTGTCTCTTAAAGAGTATAAACGCTTGGTGGATAAAGAAACAGAACTGACTGAAAAAGATTTCCGAAAGTTTCTGAGAAAAGCTAGTGCATTGTTGGACATCCAAACGAGACGTTTTTATCAGAGGAATGATCTCGAGTCAGATATTCCGATGCGGCGCGATGCATTCAAGTTGGCTGTTGCTTATCAAATTGAGTACATGCATGAGGCTGAGGCCACTACAACGTTCGGCATGCAAGAGCCTGACAGCTGGTCCATTGGTCGGATGAGTGTTTCTAAAAGCAAAGGTGGTTCGTCATCGACAAACGAAGTATCCCTGCTTTCTGGGGACGCTATGCTGCAGTTATCTGGCACAGGCCTGTTATATCGTGGGGTGAGTCGATGAGAATGCCACCAAAACGTTTTTTCCCTCATGCAATGATCTATCGGAAGAAAATTGGTGTAACCCCAAGAGGTGAGCCTATTCTTGAGGATGAGCTTGTCATTGAGCATGTCCGCTTTGATGACACAGTCAAGTTTGAGCCGAGGGATGTCGATGGGAAAGTACAAACGCCCAATGCATTGATTTCTATGGTGAAGAAATACACTGGACCATTACCAGAATTTTCAGTTGCAGACCAAATTGAGATCTTTGGCAAACATTACACTATCGCAAAAGTTGTACCGCTGAATGCTGATTCACCTGATCCTTTCGGCTATGAAATTGAGGTGGTCTGATGAGTGGGATCAAGATTGACATTGATCTAGGTGGTGTCCGATCAAAGCTTAGTGAAGATAACTTGGGGCTTGGTCAGTTGAACATGGCCAACCGGATGCTACAAACCATGAACGAAAATGTGGTGCCATGGGACACGATGCATTTGCGTGACACTGGCCAAGTATCTGGTCGGGGAAGTCAGCTGATATTTGATGCGCCATATGCAGGTCCGCAGTATTATGGCGGCCGAAAGCATCCAGTAACTGGTGTATGGATCCCATTTGTCAATAAGCAGCCCGGAACCGGTCCATTTTGGGATGAAGCAGCGAAACCCTTATTCATGAGTGATTGGTTACAGGCATTTAAGATTGGAGCGAAACTATAATGGATTTTATAGATCGGCTACAGGAAGTAGCCAGTAAAATCGATGTGCCGGTGATTATCCAAGCCATCGATCAGGAGGAGTCAATTCGGTTGGTACCACTACCGGGAGGCCGAACAGTCAAATCGTACATGAATGGGGACAAGGTCAAGGAATTGCCGTTTGAATTTCGGTTCAAGACCCAAAACTTTTCTGGCGACCGTGTCATCTATCAGCTTTCTGAGATTTTAGAAAATGTGAAATCTATCCCATCTGAAGATGGTTCTTATCAATTCATGGCTTTGACAATTTCCAATGAACCCTTTTTGCTTGGTCAAGACGATAAAAAGTTCTTCTATTATCGATTAGTCGTCCAAGCAAAACTCTATTTTAAAAATAAATCACAGGAGAGTGAAGACTAAATGAAAAATGTAAACAGTGAACGTGGTCATTTTATTGCGCCATTTACGAATATCGCTACACCACCAACAGAAGCTGCGTGGGTAGAATTGGCAGATGGAATTGAAGACATTTCTGATGCGACAACGGAAACAACAGAGGAAAAAGCTTACTACAACGGCGTGAAAACAAACATGGTCAATAGTGTATCTGGAGCTTATAACGTATCTGGTGACTATGATTCTGAAGATAAAGCACAAAAAATTATTGCAGACATGAAGTATAAAACCGGCATTGGTCGTAAAGTTTGGCATCGTGTTGTCAGTGCTGACAAGACAAAACAATGGACTGGACATGCGACAGTGACGGACATTGTGGCTGGATCTGGTGCAGCGGATGCAACGGAAGATTTTTCTTGTACAATTACCTTCGATGCAACACCGACGGAAGGTGTTCCGGGATCCGGTGGTAATAACGCAGATGTGTCTTTGAATTCTGCACCAACAAACACTAAAGCAAACAAGAAAGAAGAGACTAAGTAAGAGGAGCGATTATCGCTTCTCTTTTTTACATACCAACGAATGGAGGAAACAAACATGGTAAAAATCCAAGTGAAAAAAACACAACTACCAATTGAGATTGGCGAACACACATTTTATATTGATACATCCGAAAAAGGAGCAGAAGCCTTTTGGAAATTAGTTTCAAATTATGCGACAAAGTCTGCAAAGATCACTGAAAAACTGGAAAAAGAGATGATCAAACCGGAAACAGCTGACAGGAAGGCGCATGAAGAATTAGAAAAAGTGATGGATCAGCTTTTAGGAGATGGCGCATTTAACAAGTTGTTTAAGCTTTCGCCTGACTACACATTGATCTCTGAGTACTACATGGAGATTTGTTCCGCAGTAGGAGAAGAGCTTGGCGGACGAAAAAAACAATTCTTCGATAAAATGCAGCGTTACTTAGAAGGATAGAGCAATGAAACTACAGTATCGATTAGAAGACACGGTGGAAATCGAAGGCGTTAGTTATCCGATCGATCTTTCTTTCGATACGGTGCTACGTCTTTTTGACTTGTTAAAGGATCCGATTTTGACGGAACCAGAAAAAATTGTTCTGGGTTTACAGCTTTTATTAGGTGTTTCGTTTTTGTATGACATTGAAACACAAAATACGATTTTTTTATCAATCTTGGAAACTTTTGATATTTGGGAAAAACCAAAGCCACGTTATGACAAGAAGGGCAACCAATTAAAACCAAAAATGAAAGAGATTGCGGACCAGCATTTTTCTTTTGATTATGATGCGCCAAATATTTACGCAGCATTTTATCAATCATACGGTATCGATCTATTTGAGGAACGAGGGAAGATGCGATGGGAGAAGTTTATTGCCTTGTTTGGAGGATTACCAGATGAAACTAGGTTTAGACAGATCGTGTCGATAAGGACGAGGAAAATGCCAACAGGAAAAGGAAATAAAGAAGCAAAAGATGAACTAAGAAAATTGAAGAAACTCTATGCACTACCGAAAGAAGGTGAAGAAGATGAGTCGAAGTGATGGTAAGGTAACGATCGACATAATCGTCAACGGCAAACAGGTCACGAAAGAAATTGACACGGTCGAACAAGGCTTTTCCAGACTGGGTAAAAATGCCGATGATGTCATGAAAAAAGTCGGGTCTGACATGGGTGCGAATACTGAATCAGGAGCAAAATCGGCAAATCAAGCAGTAGATTCTGTCGAAAAGACCGTATCAGGTTTAGGAAAGACGACCGAATCTGCAACAGCTAAAGCTGGTAAGTCAATCGGTGATAACTTTGATACAGGTGCCAAGGATGCCAATCAAGCGACTGATAGCGTGGCTAAAGGAGTGGCAGACCTAACCGCCACGACGAGCACTGAACTAGCTAAGTCAGGACGTATCATGGGTGAATCCTTTGATTCTGGCGCCAAAAATGCCAATCAGGCCAATGAAAGTGTCGTTAAATCAGTCACAAGCTTGGTTTCTTCTGTGGAATCTTCTGCACCAACAATGGGGCGTAGTATTAGTGAAACTTTTCTAAGTGCTGCTAAGGATTCTGAAACTTCTACAGATTCTATTACGAAATCTGTGAATCAAATGGTACCGCAAGTCGATTTATCAGCCACAAAAGCCGGGAAAAGCATTGCTGAAAATTTTGATTCCGGAGCGAAATCATCAATTGCAGCTCTTGATAGCGTTGGTAAATCAGGAAGTTCGTTACTAAATAGTGTGGAGAGTTTTTCTAATAAATCAGGTCGAGCAATTGCTGAATCGTTTGAATCTGGTGCTAAACAAGCCAATAATGCCACGGAAAGTATTGGGAAAACAGCTTCGAAAATGGTACCGCCTGTGGAACTGTCTGCTACCAAAGCCGGGAAAAGCATTTCAGAAAGTATTGAAGCCGGAGCCAAACATGGATCAAGTGCATTAGGATCTGCCGTTGATGCTATGAAGGGGCATTTATTGGCCCTACAAGAGTACGCAGATACCACTGGGAGTAAGTTAGGTGATTCTTTTGAGAAGCCTAATCCTGGTGCCAATCTGTTAACTGGTAGTGTTGGGAAATTAAGCGCAGCGATGTTGATCACAAAAGGAGCAACTACAGCACTAACGATGGCTAAAGGTTCATTAGATGGTGCATTTGGTCGTATTGATACTTTGAATAACTTTGAAAATACGATGACTCGATTAACTGGTAGCTCAGAAGAAGCCGCTGCAGGGATGGAAGGCGTTCGAGATGTCGTTGTTGGTACAAACTACATGCTTGATAGTGCGGCACAGACCGTTCAACGTTTAGTTATGCAAAATGGTTCATTAGAACAATCGACGAAAAGTTATCAAATCTGGGGTGATGCAGTTGCCATGTATGGTGATGGCGCTGCAGAAACAATGGATAATGTGATGGATGCCATGATCCAGATGCGAGCCACCGGTACCGTAAACATGGCTCAAATGGATCGGATGGTCCGTCGTGGTGTTGATCCTTGGAAAATCTATGAAGATGCAACTGGCATGAGTATGCAGAGTATTCGTGATGCGTTGCGTGATGGCGAAATTAGTGCCAATGAGTTTTTTGATACGGTTGAACAGGCGATGCGTGATGGTGGGAATGAATTCACCTCGGTTTCTGGGATGGCTCAACAAGCTGGGGATACTTGGGCAGGGTCGTTTGCCAATATGGCTACTGCAACAAGTCGAGGAACAGCAAACATTATCGCATCTATGGACGAAGCATTTGGCAAAACTCGCTTTGGCTCAATGAAAGAAAATATTCAAGGGTTTGGTAAAACTTTTGAAGGGGCGTTGAATAGTATCGCTGGTGTCATCCCTCCGGTTGTTTCGGCTATTGATATGATGGCTGGTGGGGTTATTGCTGTGAAAGACGCAGCTGTGACGGCAGCACCTGTAATTATCGGATTAGGAACTGCATTTGGTGGACTACTTATTGTACAGAAAGCAGCAGTTGCTACAGCATCTTATGTTCAGATGTTGAAATACCTGACCGGTGCAACTTCTGGTGCGACGATGGCTAAAAAAGTTGATGCAGTTGCTACAAAACTGGGAATCAGTCTCAACTTACAGAACGCCACCACCACTAAAGCGGTTGTCGCAGCAAACATTTCCAATGCAGCTTCACTAAAAGGGGCAGCAGCTGCCCAAAAAACCTATGCGATTGCTGTTGGTGCTTCTGCAGTAGCGAAGAAAGCATTAGCGGCTGCTAGTATTCTGTTAAATCCTGTGGTCGCAGGCACTGCGGTTGCACTTGGTTTAGCTGGAGTTGCGGCCGCCAAAATGGGCATAGATTTCTTTGCAGCTCGTAAAAAAGCCAAAGAATTAGCTAGTGAATTAGATGGATTAAAAGGCGATCTAGATAATGTCGGAAAGTCAACCCAGTCCAGTGCAAAAGAATTTGAATCACAAGCTAAAGTGATCGAGTCGAATACAGAAAGAAACAAGGATCTAGCAGCTGAATTACAAAGGCTTTCAGCAATTGAAGATAAATCGGCTGCGGATAAAAAATTGATGGCTGATACAGTTGATGAACTGAATAATTCAGTGACTGGTCTAAATCTCTCTTACGACGAAGAAACAGGCCTGCTTAATGCAACCACAGAAGAAATAAACAAACGAATTGAAGCTTCTAAAGGAATGGAAGAAGTCAATCGGCTAACCGAACGACAAAAGACGTTGAATCAAGAAGCTGCAGACATTGAATCCTCATTAACTGAAGTAGCCAAAGAACGTATGAGATTGGAGCAAGAAGCCTCAGAATCTGGCGTGGATGGAAAGAAAAAAGTCAAAGAATCGCTGGAAGGACTGTCTCAGAAGGAAGATGAACTTCAAAGTTTACTTGTTGAAAATCAATCTGAACGAAATCAATTGTACACGGAGGAGCAAGAGAAAAGACGAGCAGTCG